AGTCGTTTACGTTGGGACTCCAGGAATTATTGTATATGGAGAAGAAATGCAATGAGCAGAAGATTAAAGCATCTAAATTTATTAATCGTTTATTGCGCAGGGCCATGATTGCGGATCAAAAGAAAGAAGAACAGAGGCACGGCCCGATCACTTACTGTACCTCATGTGTTGAATATAAGGAATTTGAGCAGAAAGACGGTAAAAAATGGACTTGTATCGACTGTGGAGACGATAAAACCCAAGTGGTCACTTATATTATTGCAAACGCTTGAGAAGTAATATGAACGATTATCAAAAAGAAGCGATCTTAAGATGCACCAGGTGTAAACATGAATGGAAAGTGCATATACACCCAGGACAACAGTACCCCTGTCCTGATTGTGAAGGGTTTAAGACCCTCCATTCTTAAGTAGATACTCATATACTGGTAACGGTGCCAGTAGGTCTTTATACTAGGAAAGGTAAAAATGGGCGTAGAATGTATTTTAGGGATGGGAAGCTTATCAGCAAGAAATCCTATACAGCGTCTCGTAACCGTAAGGGAGCCTCTCGAAAGGGCCGTTCACCCTACAAACGTACTAGTAAAAGATCTACTAGCAATCCAAGGAAAAAAATGTATAAGAAATCAATCCCCCATCCATCTGTCACGGGTATGGCATCTGGATTAGCAATAGCCGCATACCTAAACGCTGGAGAAACTGCCGTATTTGGTACACAAACACGGGTTATAAGTGAGGGTGTTATCAAAGACATTACAGACGGTGAATTAGGAAAGGCATTTAGTACCCTGTCAGGAAACGCGATCAATATGATTGCCAGTGACAAAGGACGAAAGACATTAGTTACCGCTTCAGGCATTGCTCTATTAGGAGCATTTGCACGAAAGCAGTTTCCACAACTAAAACTCGGAGGAAGTAAACTATACTTCAGATTGTAAAATGGTAACAACAATATCAAGAACTTTTGACAGCACGCCCACGGACAAAGAATATTTTTCTTTGACCGATAACATGAATTCCAGTAATCTGGGAAATATAATGGTCCCTGGCGGGTCACAGCGTATTGTACGCGTGGATTGTGCCTTTGATGTATTTAATGCAAAAGGCGCACAGGTCGTATGCAGATTATTAGGATCCGACTTTTCAGAACAGAACTTCACCATATGGGGAGTAGCTGGAGACACTGCCGACGCGGCGTGTGCAGAAGGTTATACAACCGTTCCAGTATCTTTTCCTATTGGCTCTGCAAATAATATAGATCTACAGATAGCAATTCAGATAAGTGGTGGCGGTAGTATGGCGGCCAGTTCTGGAACAGTTACTCTATACTTCGAATAGTCCTTGAATGGCTAGGACGAAGATAGGGAGTAATGCTACCTATACAGGTACTCAACCAGGTCTTACCATAATAGGTGAACATTGCTATGCTTACAATACAGCCCCTGCTAGTGAAGTAACCAGTAATATTTTAGAATTTACAACAGGGAAAAAATATATCGTCGGAACTATTCAATTAAACGCTAACGTATTGAATACGGATCCCCCAACGGGTGTAATCTCTACTTTGCTTGTCAGTTTTAACGGATCCACTGTATTCGTTCTAAAAGCTACGTCAATCGATGCGTTAACACCTGCCACCGCATCATGTGACATTCTAATCCCTCCATTAACTACCGTTATTGCCCAAATAGATACCAATTCAAATACAGCTACCTATCTCGGAAGTGCTGTTATAGTCGGTAGAGTCTATGCATGACCCTAGCCGCGTCTAAATCAGTCTCTAGGGCTAAGGGTGGCAATATTTACGGATGGAGTGGAAGCCAGGCTCTTAGTGCATCTGGGACCACTCTATTATCCTATACTAATCCCTCCGCATTTTACTTAACCAGGGTAACTTTAGGAATTGATTGGTCGGGGATCTCCGCAACAGAAGTTTTGTCATATACAATCAACGTAGACGGAACAGCATTATTTGTTGAAAAATTTGTTGTAGATGCGGACAACCTGGGCAACCAGCCTAAAATGTTTGAATTCATGATCCCGCCAAATTCAACAGTTAAGATTCAAGCAATTCAATCTAATAACAATGGATTTATTTCGTGCATGTTAACAGGGTATCGAGTATGAAGCTGCCAAAAACTGAAAAAGATCTTGAGGAGTTAATGAAGGGGATAAAGTGGAATAGATTTATACCACCAATAGTTTCCGTAATGCAACCCGTTATTATTGGTGGAATGTGGTTATTGTTTTCAAGATTAGATAAGAGAGCTGACGCAGTATCTAAATTTATTGCAATAGCCGAATCTATACCTACTATAGATCTTAATTTACCAAAACCCGTTGTCCTGGCTAGTCTATACCATGCAATAGACGAAGCTTTCGACATTCTAAAAGACGTTATTGAGTTTATGGAAGATTTAGAAGTTCCAAGTGCAGAAGATATTATAAACGAAGGTAAAAAACAGCTAACGGAACCAATAGTCGAGGTCGTAGAGGAAGTTTTACCCGACAGTCCGCAATTTAAAAAGATCCTAGCTGATTGTGTGATGAATGCTAAATCTAATCTCGGCATAACTTATTGGGTACTTGGACCTGCTTGGATTGTATCGTGCATGACACAAAAAGGATTCTCAATTTCTATCGATGTCGTTAAGGAACAATTCTTCTGATGACAGATCAACAATTTCTCTTAATCTGGATTTTTTCGTTCTTTCTATATTTTGCAATTTATACAGTATGGATACCTTTGAAAACTCAGAAAAAAATAGAGTCATGGTTGAAGAGTTCAGAATCTGACAAAACTTTGCTTATGTCCCTGGATGTTATCACAAAAAAAATTCGGGAACAGATGTTAATTGATTTTGAGGAATTTATGCTTCCACAGGCGCGTGAGAGTTTTAAAAAATTCTGGATGGGAGCTATGGGAAATGCTGCTAAAGAATTGAAAGGCTCTGAAGAGGGTTCTAATCTTTCTATTTTGCATAATATGACTCAAGATCTAAGCGGGCAACCCTGGTATGTACAAGCCCTGGCTTCTAAAATGCTGCCGATGATTACCGACGCGGTCAAAACGCAGCCAAAACGCGCAACCGACGCCGTGGTACGCATGGGACTCACTGACGAACGCTAAGTAAAAGCCTCAGAAACACAGAACACCCCCTATTTCCACTCTCAAAAAAAGGAAAAGATTATCATATAATTACTAATAATATATTAATACTACTATTAATGAAAGTTAAATAGGCTTATTTTTATTTATTTTGGTTTATACATTTATTTTATTAATAGAATAGTAGTGCAATTATATAAACAGCGTTGTTTGTGTTGTTTTATGGGACGCAAGAAAGAGTTTGTAGCAAGTAAGTCGTTTACGTTGGGACTCCAGGAATTATTGTATATGGAGAAGAAATGCAATGAGCAGAAGATTAAAGCATCTAAATTTATTAATCGTTTATTGCGCAGGGCCATGATTGCGGATCAAAAGAAAGAAGAACAGAGGCACGGCC